GTCGTGGGTGGAATGTATGCCACCAGCAGCCAAATCCTAGATGATCCGGAGAAACGCCCACTGCTTGCAGACCATATTTATGCAGGCGCCGGGTTTGGTGGAGTGGCAGGGGGTCTGGTAGGGGCCGTGTCCAAAGTTTTGTCTTCCGGAAAGAGTGCATTCACCAAGGAAACCAACAAAGCATATTTCCGCGCACTTGGTGGATTGAAACCAGATTGGAATAAAGTCACCCAAAAAGGAAAATATCCAGATGCAGTTTATGAACTAGGAAGACGCATCAAGGAATTCGACAAAAAGGGTGTGCTGCAAAACCTCGGTGAGGATGCAGATGATCTGGTGAAGGAACTGGACAATGTGCTGCTTCCAGAATACGGCAGCAAACTTGATGACATCATCACCCGCGTGGAAGGTGCAGCCAAAAAAGCAGGCGTTCCTTTAAATGACATCCGGTTTGATCCGGAATCAATTGCAGAACGGATGACCAGGGAGATCATCGACAATCCCCAGGCACTTGGAAAAGGGATGGTGGATGAACCTCAAATTTTAGCAAAGATCGGAAGAGCGGAAGCCAGCATCGAGGCATTCCGTGATATTGCTTACAAAAATACGAATCCATTTTGGAAGCATTTTAAAGCAGGCCGGCAGCTTTCCTTCCGGGAGTCTGAAGAACTGAAAACCTGGTATCAGAAGAACCTGGCAAACTATAAACGGAACCCAGAGGACTATGATTATTTCAACGCCATGGCCAGCATCATCCGGGAGGAATCTGAAAATGCCCTCGATGCTATTGCCGGGCGCCTTTCCCAGGTCACCACACTTCCAAAAAATACCTATGCGGAATTCATCGAGGCAAAGGCAATCTATGCATCATTAAAGCAGATCAGAGACATTGCATCCGGAGCAGCTGCGCGGGAAGCCGTTAACAATAGACTACCGTTGACCAGCTTTATTATTGGCGGTGGACTTGGAGGTGGCGCCATGGCAGCGGCGGATAGTTTGGTGACCGGCGGATTAATTGGTGCAGCCACCTTTGCCGGAACTGCAATGGCCAGAAAATATCTAAGGGATTCCGGCGAGCTGCTGCTTGCCAGGACCATGAGCCGGATCACTGACTATGGTGAGATGCTCAACATGGCCGGCAAGTCCGAGAAGATGATCCGAGGTGCAGTCAATTCACTCACCAGGGTAGGCGATGCAGCTGCAGTGAAATTCGTTGCACCGACACCGCCATCACCAGAAGTCACTTTGAAGCAGTTTGAAAAGGTCCGCGATGATCTAAATAACTTTGCAGGAAACCCTCAGACACTGTTTGCGCGGATGGAAAGAATGGTCCCGGAAGTCGATGGTGATCAGTCGATCAACCTGGAGCTGATCCAGACCATGACCAATGGTATCAATTTTCTCCAGGAAAGGCTGCCGGTTAGTCCAATCGCAGGACAAACCCTGCTCTATAACAACCAGAATTCCATGCCCTCTATGCCCTCAATAATGCGTTTTATGAGGTATGTGGAAACGATCAATGATCCGAATTCAATTCTGATGCACGTTGCCGGGGGAAGCCTAACCAAAGAACACATGGAAGCAATCACCATGGTTTTCCCAAGACTCTACCAGGATCAGAAAAAATACCTGCTCCAGGAATTTGCCGGCAAGCAGCCGAAGCTGGATGGACCACGCCGGGCATCACTTTCTAAATTTTTCCAGGAGGCACTTGATCCAAGTCTGAAACAAAATTTCATCCAAAGCACACAGCAATATTATAAGGATCAAAACGCACCGATTGGACAAAGACCGAGTCGGGCGGCGATGGATGTTCCAGGGTTAGAAACACAATCCCAGGCTGCACTGCAGGTATGAAAGTCTCAGCACTTATTATTCTATGGTTATGGGCTGCTCCCGCATCTGCAGACAAACTGGAGGCAAGGGAACACCAGGACCGATATGACCAGAGTCACGGATATTCCCGTATGCCACAGCATCAGGACCACAAAGATCCTACTGAACAGGTTCTTGAGGTTCTTTTAAACCAAGGGATCTCTGGGGTTGGACTTATTTTTTTAAGCTGGTTCATCTGGAAAACAAATGGTCAGGCACGGGCGGATCGGCGTGAGCTGGAAGGGCGGCTACTGGATGTGATCAAGGAAAGTAACAAGACCCTGGTGGAGCATGGCGTGGAACTTCAGAACATCAGCAGGGAACTTGAGCGGATTAGATTATGACTGCAAAGATATACGCCCGGTTGATTTTAACCCTGTGTTTGATGGGAATTTTTTTCACCAACCTAGTGTTGATTTTTTTAGTGGAGATCGCAGACACCATGCAGACAATCAGCAGTGTAATAGTGGGTGCTTCAGCAGCTCAGTTGAGCCAATGCGTCGGGTATTGGTTTGACTCAACGGAAGCCAATGACAGTAACGGAAAAACGTAATGCCTAAATTTGTAGCCACCATTCTCCAGAAACTGACCAGCGAAAAATTTGTCATTCAAATCACAATTCTTTTACTTAGCACCCTGGTTCAATCCACCCAAAATAAATTGGATGACCAAGCTCTTGATCTGGTGCGGAAAGCTTTGGAAGAATGACACCAAGCTGACACGCCGGGAATTTTTAATTTATCCCATAGGACTTATTACCATGGCCAAAATGATATCAGAACACTTTTCCTTTGATGAAATGGTTTGCCGGTGTGGTGACTGTAAACGTGCCGACATGGACCCAGAGTTTGTGAAGCTCTTGGAGCAGATCCGGAAAGCATACGGCAAGCCCATGTTCCTTAGTTCAGCATTCCGATGTGACAACCATAATTCAAAAGTTTCCTCGGTGCCGAATGGGCCACATACCTTCCAGGAAAACGGTGGCCTGGCCGTGGATGTTTTGATCTGGGGCGTGGAAGCAAAGATCCTTTTTTCAGTAGCACAGAATGTCGGGGCATCCGGTCTAGGAGTGGCGCAAACCGGAGACATTAAAGATCGGTTTCTCCACATCGATGGGGTTGAGCGTGCAGCAGGATCGAGTGGGTTCTGGAATTATCCGGTAAGAAGGAAAAGCTGATGCCTTTTAAATCGAAAAAGCAGCGCAGCTACCTCGCGATTAATAAACCCAAGATTTATAAATCCTGGAAGAAAAAACATGGTACTAAAATAAGGAAAAAGAAATGACACCATTAGAGATGAAAGTTGCCGTTGAAATTATTCAATGGGGCGCACAGTTTTTATTCGATGCAGTTAATTCGGAGGACAATGATCTAAAAGCAGATGATGCAAAAAAGTTTTCCAAATCAGCAATGGGGCAAATATCGGATGAGGCAAAAAACGCAATCATGCATCACCTTCCAAGACATTTAAAACTATGATGTACCCCGGCAAACTCCCGCCGAGAAAAAAACGCCCTGGTGGAAAACCGGTGCGTAAATCTGAAACATTAATATGTGTGGGTGATCGTTTGGGTGATTGAAACCCCCCTGGGTGATTGATTGTGATTGATATTTTTATAGCTAACCCATTGATATTATTGAACCGCCCCAGTTTTGAAGACCGGGACGCCCACCAGTGACGCATCCACCTCCGTGTACTGTTTGCAACGGTTTACGGGTTTAGGGTGACATCCGATTTAGCCATGGGTGATTGATGGGTGATCGTTTATGTACTATTAATAATCCTTTTAACCTCATTACACAAACCGGCAGTCTTTTTCAAAAGGTGGATAATTTCTTCTTTATCTGCGAGTCGTTGCTTTAAAGTTTCCAGCTCTTTTTCTAAAGCTGTATTTGCTCCTAGATCCTTCCCAAAAAGAATCCAATCCGCAGAGACATCGTATTTTGTTTTAAGGTTATAAAGTGATGTAGCATCGATTGCTTGGTCACCTCTTTCGATCCTTCCCAGACTGAATCTGCTGATGCCCAATGCAGCGCAGAAATCATCCTGCTTCAGATTCTGTTCCTGGCGGATCTTCTTGATCCGGCGTCCTTGATCTTTTAATTCTTCCTTGGTTAGTTCCATTTGTCCTTCAAAAGTCAGTCAAAACAAAGTCATCCAAAAAGTCTTGATGCGACTGCTGCTCCGGTTCCGACATTGGCCTTTGGATCATGATGCGCGTATCGTTTTGCGCTGACCAGGGACTCATGACCTAACTGAACTGCAACCTCTAAAAGGGTCTTGCCGGCCTGGATCGCGTAGGATGCACAGGTGTGGCGAAGGTCATGGAATTTGAAATCCTTCAGACCGGTGCGCTTGATCAAATTCTGCCATGCGTGCCGTGGGTCATGTGGGAAAACAAAATTAGATTCTGACTGCAGCCGGAACTTGCGTTCCTTCAATATCGTCACTAGTGGACTAAATGCAGGATCATCAATGCTCAGTTTTTTGATCTTTGATTTATTCTTCAATCCAGCATCATGCTGATTCTTTTTAAAAGAGAGATTCACCTGGCCGGTCTTCTCATCAATGAATGCTTCCGAGCAAAGAACACGGCGGCGAACTGATTTGAATTCAATACTGCCGCTTTCAAAATCAATATCATCCCAGGTCAATCCAAGTGCCTCACCTTTGCGGCATCCGGTTGCCAAGCAGAAAATCACCAGATCTTTCAGCTCGCGGCTTTCGGATTTTTCTAATCCAGCAAACAGCTGCTCGCGTTCCTCATCATTCAACCAGCGGATTCGGTCATTGTTTTCTTTGAACTTTTGAACCTGGGAAAGTGGATTGGATTGAATCCAGTGAAGCTCGCGGATCGCGTAGCTGAAGACGGCGGAGAGAACACCAAGGAATCGATTAACAGTGGCGCCGCTGCGCGTCTTATTCAACTCACGTTTGATCGCGGAGATATCTGCAGGAGTGACTTCTTCCAGGGTCTTTGATCCAAGCTTTTCCTCCCAGATGGTGAGGCGTGCGCGGATGTCCCAGGCGCTTTTCTTTTCTGGTGCAACTTCAATCAAATATTTTTTAATGAGTGTGGAAAGGGTGCGGACACCTTCAGCGCCTGCTGCTGATGTTTCAGAAACCGCAGCATTTTCCCGGAGTTGGCGAACTTTGCCGAGGATGAATTCTAACTGATCGGTATCTGGGAGATCTGCAACGGTGCAGATGATGGGGCGGAGTTTGTTAGTGCCATTGGGATTTGACAGGAGTGCGCGGACATTCACTTCTTCCGGTGTGAGTTTTGGAATATCAGAAGCTTTGAATTGTCTTTTATTAATCGGGAAAAGTCCAAACGGTTGGTCCCTTAGATTCCCCTTAAAATTCTTGAGTTCTTTCAGATTTTTCATTTTTCCTCTTGTGTTCTTGTTGACATTCATTAACCTTAGATGCACTTTCATTGTGCGTTATTCATTCTTTATGTACAATATATCAACATAACGACAGAAGGTCAAGGGCAATAGTACAGAAAATGGAAAATAATGAAAAGAAAATTTTGCAAGATCATACGTCCGCCATGCGGGATCTTCAGAATGATCTTCAGACCTTTTTTAAAATTGCCCACAAGATCCTCCCAGAGATTGAACAGACCAAAACCTTGACCCGGTTGGAAAAGGAAATGGAAGAAATGAAGAACAAGTCATGGGATCTCGACTGAAGGAACCAGAGTCAAAAATCCAATCCGCCATTATGGAGTGGGGCGCCTGGCAGCGCGGCGTTCAGATGTTCCGCATTAATGTCATCGGCGTTCCACTGAAAGACCCGGTTACTGGTGAAAGACGCGGCTTCCGGAAATCATCCAATGCCGGCATGGCAGACATCCACCTCACTGTCATGGTTGAGGGCATCCCGGTATCCGCATGGTTGGAAGTCAAATCCGCCAAAGGCACCCAGAATGAAAACCAACTCGGCTTTGAGCGAATGGTTACCTCATTTGGTTCACATTACTACATTGTACGAAGCATCTATGATGTCCAAGAAGTAGTTTCCCAACTCAGATCAAACACATGGGAGAAAATAAAGAGCTGTGTTCCGTTTTAAAACCTGTGCTTTCAATGCACGATAATCTGCCCAATGAGGAATATCATGCACGGCCAGAGTTATCTGCACACAATCTGATGGATGTGGAAGTCTCACCAGCGTATGCAGATTATAAAAAGAAAAATCCCCAGGCATCGACTGACGCCATGATCCTCGGCACCCTAATCCATGAGGCAACCGAAGACCCGGAATCCTTCCACAAAAAATACGCTCATGGTCCGGATGTGAAACTGAACACCAAGTCCGGGAAAGACCAATGGCAGATTTTCCAGGAAGTCAGTGAAGACAAAATTCCGCTGCGCCACCACCAGTTTCTGACGGCGGAACGCTGCAGTGAAGCAGCCTGGAAACATCCAGAAGCAAAACTATTTTTAGAACATTCCAAAAAAGAAATCTCAGGATTCGGCCAGGTGCTGCGGACACCAGTGAAGGCACGCCCCGATCTGGATTGTTCTGAATTCTGCAATGACCTGGTTGATATCAAATCCCGCCAGCTCGGGAAAGGCTCGCGTGATGCGTGGCTCAAAGATTTCTTCAATTACAAAACTTTTATCCAGGCCGGCATCCAGGTTGAGGTGTGGCGTCAGCTCGGTTTCACCGTCCATGGTTATTACTACATTCTTATTGAAATAGAACCGCCCTACCAAGTGAACGTGCTGCCGATTGATCCTGAGTGGATTGACATCGGAATCGGCATGGTCACCAGGGCGGTGCAGAAGTGGGAAGCCTATCTGGAAAAGGGAAGACCGGAAGGATATGCGAGGAACCAGCAGCCCATGGAAGTACCAGATTGGATGCGGCGGAAACTGGAATGGCCATAACAGACTAACGCAGACTGTCTGCATTTAGTCTGCAAATATGGGGCGTATTTTGGGGCGCAGACCACGCCCTAAAAAGCGCACATTTGTCAGATCGTTTGTTGGGGCAAACGAGCAAACGGGTAAACGAGTAAACGGGTAAACAGACTGTGTACTTTTGATTGATCTCAAACAGACGCACCAGGGATTCCTGGCTGCACTGGAAAAGTCGCAGCAATCCGTCTGCGCGGTGGCGATGTATCTCACACGCCTGGGGCAAACGGTTCAGA